GCCGTAGCAGGCGAGCGCGAACCATAGTAGGTCCATTATTCGCCTCTCTGTTTTCTTTCGAGCATATAGCTTTGCCAGTAAGGGCCATAATTGTAGCCCGGGCGAATATTGCCCTTGGTAGGCTCGTGAGGAACTTCACCAAGCTCTGTCGACAACTCATCTTCGGGTTCAAGGAACCTATCGCTGTCCATTTCTTCATACTCTTCTACAAACTCAAAGTACGGACGCTCGCTGTCGATCCACTTTTCTATGTTTATGATCGATAATGCAATAGGATCATACTCTTCGGCATCCAGAAATTCTGCCTCGATCGATCCATATATAGATCCACCCTGTACGGAATGTATCTGAATCAGCCCCTTTTTGGCCAGAAACTTAAAGAGACGATCTTGGGCTCCATAAACAACCTCGGACATTATATCCTTTGGAAAAGAAACTATCTTCTTCTTTTTCCTCATAAGGATAATATCCAGATCGGCATGATCAGTGATTAACAAATCACCGTCCAAAGTCTTTCTTATTTGAAGTTCGACTTTGGCAATAGTCTTTTTTGGCTCTTCTGGTGCCTGCTCAGGGGCTGGCGAACCGACTGTAACTTTAATCGCCATTAGAGTGAATTTCCCCGACAAAAGCCTGAACTCTTAAGATTTTCTCGACCATAGAGCCATCGATCTTTTTTTGTGAAAAGCTTTCTAAAAGCTGGGAGACCTGCTTGACCTTTTCGCTGATCAGTTCGTCGTCCCTGATCTCGTCTGATTCAAGAGAAGACTTAAGCTCCTTCTTCAAACGACCCAGCTCCTCATTTAAGAAGACTTTCAGGGACGCCCCGTTGTCAGACATAGACATAATATATCTTGTCAAAAGATCTCTCTGCTCCCCAAGAAGGTCAGAGCCGTATTTATCATTAAACTTATTAATGAAAGTCTTGTAAGCCAAATCATCAACTTTCGGCATACTGGTCATCCTGCTCTCCTCTTTAGGGCTAGCAGTCATAACACTAATGATCTTTCTTTCCAAAAGCACACGGCTTTTGGCGGGCACATCTTTACTAAAAATTTGAGATATAGTGGCCAAGCTCCTGTAATTGGGAACAAACGCCTGAAAAACACTCTTGCCAAGTCTCTTGTTGATCAAGTTGATCAAGGAAGTCTGAGCGTTGAACACTTCTTTGAGATCCAGCGACGAATAATCTTTTCGCGCCTCTTGGATGATCCTCTCGGCCGTATATATATCAACTTTTCTTGTCTCATACAAAAACTTATATAAATCCAGCTCCTTCCTCAAAACTCTGCCTTGGGAAAAGAACTCTTTAAGAATAGATAATATTTTCTTTTTTCTTCCCTCGTCTCCCTTGACGACGGCTCTGGACATTTCTTTCAGTAGTGTTTCGTAAAGAAAAGCGGTATTTCTTTTCTTATTGTGTTTGAATCTCATTTTTGTATCACTCCATTTTCCAAACTCTCGATCAAGATCTCAACATCGTAATTAGTTTTGAATATTTCGTTTTCTTCTTCTTTATCGCGACTATTCTCAAAAAGGCCGGCCATAGAAGGAATTACAGACTCCCGATCAAAGCCCTTGTGGGTATTCCTGCGAACTGGACGGGAGGTCTCTCTGGCATACGATGCCTTGATTCCTTTTTGGCGAGCCTTGGATTTCGGATTGCCCTTTGTCTTTTTGTGGGTTGCTCCCCTCCAATTGGGCTTAGTATATTCATCACCTTCTTCAAGCTCTCCGCCCGGTGCTGCGAGGAGAACGTCTTCTTCACCGGCCGGCTCTTCTCCGGCCTCTTCCCCTCCGAGATCTTCCCCTCCGAGATCTTCGCCGCCGAGGTCTTCGCCACCAAGGTCTTCACCACCAAGGTCTCCGCCGAGGTCGCCGCCTCCAATGCCAGCGGCTTCCTCTTGAACCGCCTCTGCAACGGCAGTGAGACGAGCGTCAAACTTACTATCATAGAACATCTCTCTCTGATTGCGGAGGAACTCGTCGTCAGACATATTGAACAGCTTCTCTGCAACCCAGCGACGTGAGAAGTAACCCTCCGTTGCGCTGCCGGCGACATCAAACTTGGTTTTCCAATGCTCAAGTTCCTGAAGCTCTGCGATCTTGGAGGGGTTGTTGAGGGACAATTTGAAGCTTAGCAAATCGTCGCCCTTGAAGCCAAGCGTATAAAGGTGAATAATGCCTATCTTTTCCATTTCAGATACGATCGACCTTTGCAGCCTCTGAATTGTTCTCGCAAATCTTACGTCCTTTTGAGCTAATGTGGTCTTATCCTCTTCGGAGCCTTCGGCGCGGGAAAGATATGAAGCCGGGATTTTGAGCGCAGCGAACAGCTTATCTCTTAAATACTTAACGTCATCAATATCCCCAGTAAACGTTCCGCCGGGAAGGCTCTCAATCTTAGATTGTGTATTCCCGCGGACAGGAACATAATAATCTTCCTCAACAGACATTGGGTTGTATCGCAAATCAACGCGGCCAGTGTCTTCATTAACGATGGATGTGCGCTTCATGCTTGTGATAACTTTCTGCATATATTGTTCGACCTCTGTAGCGGGAATGCTACCAACGTCAACATAGAAAACGCGGCGCTCGGGGGATCGAACAATTCGATAAGCCATCATAGCGTCCTCTAACAGAGTTAGCTGACGCCAGATACGGCGGGCTGCTTCCAGAACAGAGGTCCCATATGGTGCGTACTTGTCGTTCCCAAGGACCCTAAAGTGTGCAACCTGCCAGTTCTCAAGAGTTAAGCCGCCAGAATTCCACTGATACTGAACATAATTGGGATTGGTTTTGTCTTCCCCTTCCAGTCTTTCGACCTCTTGGGACGGCAGGCCAATAACATTCTGTATCCCTTTGCTCTCGTCGATATCTAAATAGAGAAAATAATCCCCGTACTTGCACATCGAACGGCACCAGCCAAACAAATTAAACTGGATGTTCATAACATTGTGGTATAGAGAATCCAGTACCGCCTTGATCTCTTCATTTGAGCACTGAATGTTTAACATTGGTTGCAGGGCCGAGTGCGTTGTCATCTCATCTGCATATATATCAAGCGCCGAGGCTATCTCTGGGGTGTATTCCATCTGGTCGAAGTCAACATACCGTTCTGATCTGTTGTGCTGGTTCATCATATAGGGTTGCATATGTGCAAAACTATTGAATTCACTTCTCTTGAACTGTTGTCCCGACGCGGACCTGAACCTAGACGCGTGTTTGTCTAGCTGAAATCTACGCAGCCGGCGGCCGGTCTGACTCCTTCTATTAATAATCGGCCCAGAAAATATCTTGGTCAGAGATTTAAAAAGCTCTGATCTTGGATTTCTTGGGTTGTTTCTACGATTTGCCATTTTTATCCTTTAATTAACCAAACAAAATCTTCATATTGTTTTTTAATTTTCCTTTGATCGTCTGTGTAGGGGCCGGCCCTGTGCCCAGTCATACCGGGAATTGTAGTCTGAAATTTTCCCTTTGAGAGTTTAAAAGAATTGATCATCGCCATTTTATATTCTAGGTCTTTCTTGTCTATCTCTAGTGCCGTATCCCTAACCCAGCAACCGATGGCCAAGGCCATCACTAGATCATCGTGGTACGATCTCATAGCTTGTGCCCTGTTGTTGTGCCATATAAAAGTTTTGAATTCGTTAACAACCCTAGAAGAATATATATTAATTAGTTTATTTCTAATGAATTCTTCTAATTTTGCGACAATAAGAGGGCGGGTCTTTGAAGAGGTGGTAAAGCCCGGCACTGAATTATTAATTGCCTCTGCCTGTATCTGGTCAACGTACTCGTGCGTACCCTTAATAGAGTAATATAAATTTGGGTATTCTCTGTCTTGCAGTTTCTCCAAAATTGATATCCCAAGACTGTTGTTTTCCACCACCAAAAGACAATTGCCATACTCTCTGCCAGTGCTGTCCAATATTGTAGCGAATTGTTCTAAGTTTGGCTTACCCTGATATTCAGCAACAATTTCCATAGTTTCAAGCTTTATGACGTGGAAGACAGAAAAATCAGAAGCATCACCGCGGGCAACGTCTGCCACCAAAAGGTATGACGCTTCAGGCACACTATTTTCCCATATCCACAGATTGCGATCAAATCCGGTGCGATAGGTTGGCTCCAACACAGAAGACACAAGGCGATCTAAGTCTTCAGAGTGAATCACCGTTTCGCCTGATGCGTTAAAGTTGCACTCTAGCTCCTGTGCGATCTGGCGACGGGACATATTTCTGGTCTCTTTCTCGAACCAGTCTTGATCTCGTTCCGGGTGAATATCCCACGGCAGAATGACTGGGTGGAAGTCGTTCACATTCTGGTCAGCCTCAACATAAGTTTTGTGAAACCAGTTACCAACGCCATTTGGTGTGGACAGCGCAATACAACGACCACCAGTAGATAGCGTAGGATACAGGCCAGTCCATAGGTCTTCAAGCCCCTCAACGTGGGCGGCCTCATCAATAACGAGAAGCGACAAGGCTTCCGAACGGCCAGCATCCCCTGACGTGGAAGCAGCCTTGACTTCTGAACCATTGGTTAGAACGAATGAGGTTCTGTTGTCGATTTTAATCTCTGCCATCCTTAGCCAAGGAGGAACATTTTGCATAATACTTTTTACTTTCTTGACCAAGTTTGCTGCTGTCTGGAACTTGGTTGCGATGACGAGAACGTTCTTGTCTCTGTGAAAAAGCATCATCCAAACAATATAGGCAGCAGTGATCGTAGAGATCCCAAGCTGCCTAGCTTTCAAGATAACATTAAAGCGATAATCATTAAAGTCCTCTAAGAGGTCATCTTGATATTTGTATGTATTAAACGGTATCAGGCCCTTAAGTGGGTGTGATATTTTTGCGTAGTTGTTTATGAAATAGGATGGATCTTTTCCGCATTTGACTATCTCTTTGACAGTCTGCTTTTTAGTCATCTGATAAGACATTACTCTGCCTTATATGGACTATGGATATCCTTTCTGGCTTGGACTTTGTTCTTTCCAGTGTATGTGGGCTGGCCCTGTGGTTTGGACTCACCGTTCCACCCACCCTGCTCTAAGAACGATTTGAACTTAGTATCAACGCTGTCTTCAGATTCTCCACGAATTGGATCAGCTTTATCGGCGCCGCCGATCTTGTAGTAACACTTGGCCTGAACCCAAGTGCGGACACGAGACGTATTCTGGACGATAGCCTCAAGTTCGCCTGTCTTGGTTAACTTCAAAGTATTGCCTGTAATCTTTTTATATTCTTTCTTGATAAACTTTGCAATTTGATTAATCATTGCTTCAGTATCTTGCTCAAAAGTCCCAGAATAAACCTCTTTTAATTTTACTTCTGAGTGGTAGTGGATGCAGATAGAATCGGGATAATAGCTCACCTTAAAGCCGTCCATCACTCTTGAATCGTGAATAGGGTGCCCCTCTTCTCTTTTGAGACCAATCTTGATTGGTTCCCCTTTTTCGTCAAGTGCGCCGTCATATGTATTAGCCAACACTTGGGATATACCGTTAACAATTTCGAGGGTTGTAGCCATTTAATTTTTCTCCTGAAGCCTCTTTGGGCGCCATCCGGATAACCATTTTTTTTCTGTTTCTGGCATGCCCTGAATAAAACTAATATAGCACTTGTGGCAACATTCGTATTTACTCATATAGGCATCATCTTTCAGATCGAAAGAATATTCTTTACAAACAGGACAGCTCCTTTTAGCGTACTCTCTATTAAGTAGTTTTTTAGATATTAAAACGCCATCTACTTCTACTTTCTCATTCTGTTCGTTTAATTTGTCTTGCTTCTTAGATAGTTTTTGTAGCTGCTCTTCATATCGCTCTTCATCTTCCTCGGACCAATGCTTGCGAGGATTTTCAATTGCCTCTTGCCCATACTTCTTAGATATGGCTTTTTCCAACTTCACAAGATAGTTGGGATCCTTGAACTCTCTACTCACGTTATTTGCTCGCTATATGGTAAGTCCCAAAGCCAACACCGAAACCAATAGCGGCGCTTGCAGCTACGACGACCGGGATATTTAGTTTCTTATTCTTTTTGATAATGTTTCTGAGTTCTTCGAGTTCTTTGTCTCGCGTCTCAATCTCTATCTGAGTGCGCGCTCGGGTTTCATCAAGGGTAATCTGCATATTCTCAATTACCAACTCTGAGTCCAAAACCAACGCTCGCTTCTCAAAGTCGCACTGTGCCTTTGCCTCTTCGGCAAGAAACTCTTTCCAAGTTAATAGCTTGGCTGTGGCTTCCGTATCGAAGCAGGTTGCCTCAAACGGCGCAATCCCGCCCTGAGGTACAAGGGTAAACCTACCCTCGCTCGCATAAGCGGTAGCCGGGTACATCAGACAAATCAGGAATAGTATTTTATTCAACATACTCAAAATGAAACCTCTCCTCTATCTCTGCGATCAGTTGGCGCGGGTTTTCCATTCTCAGGCGAACCAATTCATTGATGCGCTCTGCCTTAACCTCAACGATAGCGCTTCTATACTCGCTATATTCGTTTTCGAGGTTTTCCATTTTTTCTTTATACTCTTCAAGCGCGGCTTCTTTTCGCTCTGTTTCGCGCTTATAGCTTTCTTTTAAATCTTTAATCCTTGTTTCGTAGCTCTCTACTGATGCGTCGTAAGCACTAACAAGCCCTTGGCGATCTTGCCACCACAAGAAGGAGACCGCAAATAACAAAGCGGCTAGTGCGATCTCCTTCCAGTATTTGCCAAGGAAAGGCAAAAGGGTTTCCATTATGCGCTCTTCAGCTTAACAACGGCATCGATGACTGCTTGGCCACCGAGATAAAGGGCCGAGATGGTCACCCAGTCTCCGCTGGTTAAATAGCCGGTATAGGCAAGACCAGTTGCAGTTGCCCAAACAAGCAGTTTACGCGATACGACTTTTTCCAAAGATTTATCGAGTGCTCCCTTGATCATATTCATGTTTCCTCCAATTGTGTTGGTGTCTCATCAGCATCACCTTCAGGTGCAGAATCACCCCTATTGTTGAAAGATTGAATAGCAGCAAAGATAGCTGCTGATTCCTCCAAGGAGTAGGTTCCACGCTTTTGGGCGATGTTGATAGCGTTTACAAGCACTTGCAGCGCTTGGTTCATTTCGTCGATTGTCATTGCTCGATCCAATGTAATAAATAGTTATTGGTTTATATAAGCATAACCTGATTTTTTAGAAATGTCAAGGGTTAAATCAACAATATCTTTCAATGAATCCAGATGGGAAATCAAAAGGATAGTTTTGAAATGAGCCTTAATCATATCCAAAAGTGCAGTAAATGCTTGCAAGTGTTCCTCGTCCAGCGCAGTTCCCGGTTCGTCAAGCACCATAATGTCGCTTGTCGGCAGGTTTGAAACTGCAAGGAAAGCAAGACGGATGGCCATTGCGGCCATTGTCTTCTCTGCTCCCGAAGCCATCG